ATCTAATAATACACTATTAGGACTTTGGAATGTAATGGTAGGATTGAATACAGCAAAGGCTGGTTCTCCTTCTGTAACAAACATCTTAAAATTATATCCAATTTGATTAGCAGCTAAACCTATACCGCCTTGCTCTCTCATAAAAACAACCATTGCTATAGATAACTCTACTGGATCTATAGGAGGGTTTGCAAAATCAAACTTTGGTAACACATCCCATAAGTAATCATCTTTTAATTGTATATTGAGATCTGTATTTTTTATTTGTATACTATCTTCAACTAGACCTATATTATCTGCTCTACCATCTAATGTTTCTTTTATCTTCATTCCCATGTCCGTATAGTCTATAGGCTTTACAGACTTGTCATCTATCGTTGGTATTTTCTTTTCCATTATGCTGCTACCCTACTAAAGTTTTGATGCTTTTCAAAACGAATTACGTTAGTAAATTTATCTACTAACTGATCTGTCTTATGACTTATTATAAAGATGTTTGTGTCTAAAGTCAAGTCATTTATTATTTTTAAGAACTCATCTGTACCTTGTGTATCTAAACTACTATCAAACACTTCATCCATAATTAATAAATTAGTAGCTGCACTATTCTTCATCTTAGCAATAGCTCTCCAAGTAAATAATAATGATAGATCAATTCTCATCTTCTCACCTTCACTAAATGAATGGTAGTTAAACTCATCTCTAAACCTTGACTTGATTACTTCATTAAAGTTCTCATCTAAATCAAACTGTACAAAGAAGTCCATTGCTGCTAGGTACTTGTTCACTAGCTTATTAATAATTGGAATATACTGTTTAATAATTCTAGATTTTATTCCTGTGTCTCTTAACAAGCCTGTAGCTATAGATATTATTTCTTGGTCATCAGTCTGATCTTGTTTATTATTTGTTAGCTCAAGCATCTCATGATTCAATTCTGTTATCTTTTTTTGTTCTATATTAACATTTTCTTTATCAGTCTTATCAATATCATTTTGCATAGAATTTATAACAGATCGATTAGCATTCATCTCAGAATTGTATGTATTGATTACTCTGTTTACTTGATCTATTTGTTTCCATACATCCATCATATGATTAACACGAGCCTGCTCAGCATTTATTTCTTCTTCTAACTTTTTAAATCCTTCTTCACATTCACTGATACTATCTTTATTATTTTCTATAGAATGTATTTTAGTTTCTTTATCTATAGGTCTATAACAAGTAGGACAATCATCATGTGCCTCAAAGAATGCTATCTCTTTTTTAAGACGTTTAACTTTATCACCTATCTTACTATCTAAATTGTTTAGTTTATTTAACTTCTTTCTTACAGCCTCTTCTTCTTCAACTTCTTTACGTAAGTTATCTAACTCATCTTGTTTATCTTTTAAATTTAATTCTGTTATACCATTATCGTTGGTTAACTTTTCAATAGACATCTTCTTTTCTTGAATAGCTTCATCCTTCTGCTGCATAATTCTCTTAACATAATCACGTTGCATGTTGACTCGTTCTTGAAGTAGGGCTATCTCATTACTTGTATTAGATAATACTTTTCTATTCTCACTTGCTCTATCTTTTAATAGTGAACCCATGATAGAAAATATACCTATGTCTAATAAATCTTCTATGACTTCTTTTCTATGATTGGTAGGTAACTGCATGAAAGGAATAAAGCTGGAGCTACCTAACACAACCACTTGACAGAAACTCTTATGGTTAAGTTTCAGTATTTGTTTCTCTAGTACATCTTGATAATCTTTTGCATGTGCTTCTTGGTTTAATAATATATCATCTTGATACACTTCAAATATTCTAGGCTTCTGACCTCTACATACTTTATAATTATTTTTACCAATAGTAAAATCAACTTCTACTTCCATGTGATTAGTGTTAATAGAATTGACTAATTGTTGTACTGTTATCTTTCTAAATGGTTTATTATATAACACATATGTTAATGCATCAAGTACTGTTGACTTGCCTGCACCATTCTCTCCAATAATCAAAGACGATTTATTCTGATCTAATTGTATCTCTGTCCAGTGATTACCATAAGATAGAAAATTCTTCCATCTAATTTTTTTAAAATATATCATGTTATAGAAATAGCCTCATCATATAAATTTCTCAATAGGTTTTTTACTTTCTGTTTATCTGAACTAATCTCTAAGCCATCTACATACTTGTCTAGGATTGTTACAGTATCTTCTGCTTCATCAATAATATGTTCGTCTTCTTCTAAGTCTAAGTTCAAATGATCTTCAACAATCTGTAGGTTAGCTAAATCATTCTTATCTAATCTATCGATATAACTATCAAACAAATAAGGATTAGTTTTATTTGTTATAATAACTTTAACAAAACAATCTTTATATTGTGAGAAGTCTATAGCTTCTATGTCTTCAAATGTCATATTAGTATCATCATACCATAACTTATAAAACATATTAAGAGGACTTACAATTCTAGTCATCTCTCTTGTTTCTGTATCAAATATATGAAAGCCTTTTTCATCATGATAGTCTTGCCAAGTTAGTTCATAAGGTGTACCTAGATAATTAATATTCTTCTCAGTAGACTTATGATGATAGTGTCCAGAGCATACAAGATCAAACTTATTAAATATAGTATGGTCCATACCCTCATGCATTATATGACCTCTCATAAACTCAAAACCTTTTAACTCTAGGTGTGAGAATACTATTTGAGCTTTAGTCATCTTTATCATATCCATAGTCTCTTGATGGTTACCAATATTAATCCAAGGCAATATGAGAATTTTACACCCGTCTATTTCTATGTCTGTAGGTGTTTCGTATTCTATTATGTTGTCATACTCCTGTAGCAATAGCTTTACAGAGTTTAACTCGTTCGTGTTCTTATACACAGTATCATGATTGCCAACAATCATGTGCGTAGTTATATTGTTTTCTTTTAATGGGTTGAAGAACATATCCCTTGCACTCTTTAAAGATGTAAAAGAGATATACTTTCGACGATCAAATGTATCGCCAAGGTCTACAATGGTATTAATGTTATGTTCTTTGAGGTACGGAAAGAATACTTCATCATAAAACTTCTTCTGATGCTTAGCTACTTTCACACTATCATTACGAGCTCCAAAATGGAGATCTGTCACAAGCGCTATTTTCATTATTTACTTCTCTTTATAAAATACTTCCACACCACGTGCTGGTACTGGTTTCTTTTTTAGTTTTGCTTCTCTTTCTTTTGCTTCATAATTAACTACAAAGTCTTTCATATATTCAGTAGGCTCATAGTTATGAGGGTCTGCTGTTAAACGAGCTCCATCAATAGGATCTATCCACTCATCAAACGCCATATGATTTTCTATTGCTTTATGTTTAATATATAATTGTTTCTTTTCTTTTTGTATTCTTCTTAGAAAAGCATAATATATTATTTGTGTAAAGTATGCAAAAGGATTTTTAGATATCTTTGGGTCAAAGTTATTAATATAATTAATACAGTTCTCTATTCCATCACTTACCATCTCTTCTCTAAACGTATAGTTTATAAAGTTAGGTTTAGTTGATAATCTATTTGCTATTTTAAGTAAGGCTGCTCCAACCAAATCAGGAATAGGAGGACCTTCTTCACCAGACTCTTCTGCTTCAATAACAGCTTCTTTAAATGTTACCATAGTTGCATAAAGAAGTTTATTATCAACATAATGAACTGGATGTTTTGTATATATAGCCATCCTAATGTATTGTCGTATTGGCTGGACTTAACATTAAGTCTCTTAATGATGAACTGTCGTCACCCTCTTCATCTAATTTTTGTCTTATACGATTTGTCATATCTTCTTTAAACTCCTGTTCAGCTTTTCCAATAAAACTATCATTATCAATTAAATCATACTTTGCATGTTGTTTAAAATACTCATAATGTTTAACGACGTTTTGATTAATGTCTCCAGAATATACTAGAACATTTCTTTTATCTATTACCACTTCAGGGTTCTCACTCTCACTAAACAATAACCAGTATGAACAACGTACCATCTCTTGATGTATATGTGTTACGTGTCTATGTATTTGTACTGGTTGTGATACCTTATACGTGTCTTTATTATCTTCTAATACTTCAGCAATAATTTCATCACCATTCATTAATTTTAATACTGCATAACTCATCTTTACTCCTTTAGATCAATCTGATATAACTTATATGGAAACTGTTCTTCGTTATATACTTTTAGTCTTTCTCCAAAATGTTCTATAGAATAATTTTTCCATCCTTTGTATCTTAAATCATCTACTAGATCAAATAGTCTAGCTTCTTTTTTACCACTGGCTGTTCTAAGTCCTCTTCCTATTGATTGAAGATTACGCACACGAGACTTACTTGGGCTACAAAATATTATATTGTGTAAGTTTTTAATATTAACACCAGTACTAAATGTTCCATAAGATGCAACAATGATTGCGTTACTTTCTTTCTCAACAATCTGTCTTATGTTATCTCTCTCATCACCTTTGACACCACCGTGTACAAAGAACACAGAACGCTTCTGATCTTTTAACATATTGTACAACACTTTACCATGCTTGTCAACAAAATTAAATAATGCTAATGTATTACCATCTAAACTGGTACATAAATTTTTAATGAATCTATTACGTGCTTCGTTTCTAACTATGAAATCTATCTCATCTTGATACTTAGCTCGTCTTAATAATATTTTACTCTGATCAGAATACTTCAGTGTAATAATATTTATCTTAAACTTAGATAGATGCTCGCTTTTAATAAGCTCTGCAGTAGTAGTTACTTTCTCAACAGGACCAAACAAACCTTCTAGTACTAACTTATGTGTCACTGTACCATCTAATGTTCCTGTAAAACCATATCTCCATGGACACTGTTCTAGCTTTCCCATTATAGTTGATAGAGACTTAGCTTTAAATAAATGAGCTTCATCTCCTATTACTACTTTGAATCTACTAAACCATTTCTTTGGCATCTTATAAATTGATTGCCATGTTGTAACAGTTATTTCACTTCTTGTCTCTTTATCTTCTCCAGCAGTTATCTTATGTACCTTATCTTGATAACCATAGTCTTCAAAGTCTGAAGCCATCTGATGTACTAATGCTGTGGTAGGTACTATGATAAGTTTATTAGCTGGATAGTATCTACTTAACATATAAATGATTAATGACTTACCAGAAGCTGTTGGTGATAGAAGTAAACATCTTTTGTTTCTTACTGCATGTGCAATAGCTTTCTTCTGATAATCTCTTACTGTAAACTTTTTAGGTAACCTAACAGACTTAGCAAGATCATCTACTTCTTTCAATGAAAATTCTGCTTGAAGGAAAGATGTATCTTCTTTTATGTCTAATGTATAATTCCTTTGGTTACAGAACTCTTCTATTTTAGGATACAAACCAAAGTATATTTGCTTTGTCATCTGATTAAACAAACGAATCTTACCATCCCAAAATCTATTTTGAACTTGGGGCATAAACCTAGCACCAGGTACAGTAAATGTAAAGTAGTCACTAAGCTCCTGACTTGTACCAGGATCACATTCTATTTTTAAGTGTACATCATTTACTTTACTTACAGTTAACATATATTACTTTTTCTTTTTTTTCGTCCATTTAAAATCACCTATATCATAGTAATACCAGAAGGTTTTTACCCCACCTGTGTAAACTATAATTCCAAACAATATTAATATTGTTATTAGACCTAGTACTTCAAACATTTTAATTCCTCCCAAAGATTAAATTGTTACATATCTCTTTGTGTTCCACCCTTCCATGGCGACCATGGTGCATCTGGTATTTCAGATGGAGGTTCTGCTGTTACCCCATCAGGATATGTTTTGCGACCAAAGTTATCTCTAAGAGCTGCTAGATTTTCTTCTGCTGCAGCTACATCTGATACTAACTTAGCCATATCATCTAGTAGTTGTGGATGTTCTCCTATTGCTACAGGATGATTGAATGATAATTCTAATGTTGCTATTGCTTTAGACTTATCAGCTTCAAATTTATCCTCTAGTGCTCTGTAAAATATTTCTTTTACTGACATTTTATTCCTCTTTCATTTTTGGTTTCTTTTTAATTGCAATTAAATTTGATGCATGCATGCTACCCATAAAAACTTCAGGGTCAAAATGAGTTTTTAAATCATCTGGATAATGGAACCATCCTATCTCATGCCCTTGCTCACCTAATATATCTATGTATTCTAATAACTTTCTTGAAGGCTCATGCTTCTCTGTAATGTCTTCAATGAAATACCAACCATCAGGTTTTAAATATTGCCATAGGTTTATTAGTGTTGCCAGCTGGCCACTAGCAAAATGATTACCATCATCAAATATAACATCAAAGTATGTATCATATTTCTTTTGAGGAAAATGTAATCTAAGTACCTCTTCATTAGTAGTTCACACCAATTTAAATTTATTCTATATGAACCATCTAATGTAAATAATCTTTTTACTTTAGATTCCCATTGAAATAATTTATCTACACCCTCAACCATACTATTAGGAAAGTAGTTTGCCCAAGTAAGTAAACCCATGCCTGTCCATATACCTACCTCTAGTACATTTTGTATCTTATATCTTTCAGGTCCTAATATCTTACCATATACTCTATGGTAGTTATGCATGTAAGTACCTCTGTCAACTTTATCATGCCTACCAAAATTTAACTTTAACATTAGTTCATGTAGTTCTTCTACATGCTGATCTGTATAGTCTACATCACAAATTTTAGATGCCGACTTTAAACTTTTCCCAGTCAATTGCATTCTTTATATGAAACCCTCTATTGTTTATTGTTCTTATTACACTTTCCAAAAAGTCTATCTTTTCTTTTTGATACTCAATTTTATACATATGATTTATTACTTGTTTATCACTATCAATATACATACTCAGATCAGACTTTAGTACTTTCATTTGAAAAGGTATCCAATCTAATTCTTTTAGATCCTCATCAGATAAATTACCTTGAAAGTAATCCCATTTGTTTCTATGTAAAGTTTTATACTCAGCTTCTAACTTTTTAAGAGTTAATCTTTCTTGAGCATAATGCTTATAATATTTGTAATGAAGTTTTGGAATGATG